GCCATTTCATCGTCGACTTGGTCCGTACTCTTCATAGCTTTTAAAACTGCAATTTCAATTTTTTCAGTTTTAAAAACAACTTTATCTCCGCTTCTTTTTATTACATAGCGCATATCTTTCTCTATTTTATTCATTAGATTTTCCATCTTTTAAGACAATTAATTAAGATTTATTTTCTTTTTGTTTCCTTTTTTCAAGAAGTTCACGGATTCTTTCTTTGTTTTTCTCCTCCTTTTGTTCTTCAAGACCAAGGAACGTAACACTTTGTTCAGTATCAATTTCTAACATCTCATTATCAAACTTACAGTTTTCAAATACAATTCCGTCTTTACCAATACGTGACTTAGTAATCGCAATAGTCGCCAAATTCATTTCTTTTTGTTGTAATGATTTTGCCACTGAGATAATTACGTGACCTACTTGTGCCTTTTTAATTGAACCCCCCATTTGGTCTGTTGTGACAACCTCAGAAGAAATAGAGCTTCTATTACCCTGAGTGGCGGTCCATCCAACTAAGTTCAATTCGTGACACATAGACTCGAAACCTCTCATAACCGAACCTTCACTTTTCCATTCATCCCCTAAGTTCTTATCTGGAACTACACAATCAATGTAATCTAAAACGACTAAATCAATTTTAGTCCCTTCAGCAGTCATCTTACGAATCTGATTTTTAATCTGATTCATTGTTAGTGTATCTGATGGTAGTTTTTTAAGAACTAACTTATTTGGAGCATTTTCTCTGATTTCTTGAACTTTACTTAGTACTTTGTCTTTATGCATTGACAATAAATCGGGTGCAATTTCAGTCCATAGAGTAAAATGTTTCCTTTGAATAATTTTAGGATTGTCTTCAAAGAAAATTTGAAGAACATTATATCCTAAGTTGAATGCGTGATTTGAAATCTTTGTGAGGAAAGTGGATTTACCAACTCCTGTTGGTGCCAGTATAACCCCTATTTCTCCTTTTGCCATCCCACCTTTAAGTAGGTTGTCGATACCTGGTATTCCCATAGGTATTGGGTGTCTGAAGTCTTCTTCGAGTACCTCTTCAAGGTTAGCAAAAACCTCAGCGGTACCCATGTCTACTTCCCCGACTTGTAAAGCTTCTCTCACCATTTCTTCCAAATGGTCATAAGATTCAAAATCACCTTTATCAATGATTTTTTGAGCCTTAGACATAACCTTCTGAAGTTCTTGTTGTTTACAAAACTTAAGAGCCTTTTCCTGAACGAAGGATTCTCCTCCCTCAGGGGCTTCTTTAACTTGTTCTAACATATCAAGAACCATCTTCTGAGCCATAGGAGATGAGACTTCTGACTTAATAAGTTGTTCAAGGGTATTATATGAAGGTGTATGTTCATACTTCTGATAATACTCCTTTAGGACTTGCATAATCAACTTAAAATACTGATTATCAAAGTATTTAGGTTCAATCACATCAACAATAGAAGTCGCAAAGTCCTTATAAAGAACGATGTTGTTTAATAACTGAATTTGAAATGTGTTTCCGAGATAACCGAAATTTTTTTCCTTCGACATGCTAATTGTGATTACTAATAATGTGTCTTAATAAATATATTCAAGAAAGGGTATATTCCATATAATTCTGTGTCAATTTGTCAGAAGAAAAAACTTCAGTCAAGGACTTCAGAATGGACTTTAAATGAGGTCTTACATCAACCGTGTACCTAATCTTTGGTGGATATCTCTTTCCGTCCCATCCTCGATGCATGATAACTTCGTCGTTATACTTAACATATATGTTAAATACCTCGTCATCATCGGTCATAGATGTTTCTAAAATTTTAGGGTCGGACATAATTTGATATTGATTCTCCAACATATACCAAACTGTTTTAGCTTTCAAATCACCGTGAATTCTCATATATATGTCATTAACTGATTCAGCTAATTCAATACTATTTTTAGCCTCTCCGTTAAATCCTTTGACATTGTAGTACCTCTGTACAATAATATTGTCATTCAACGTGAGTAGAAACTCCATCTTAGTAATGTCATTCTTTTCTTTACTCATTTTTTTGTTTTTTTTAATTAGTTTTTCTAAATCTTCTTTTTTCTTTTCTTGTAAGTTTCATAAAAGGTGTCAAGAAATACACCCATGCGTTGTCTGTTTTAGGTAAGTACTTAAAAATTCCGTCTTCCATCATCATTCTCATAAGATTTTGATATCCCCGACCTTCAGGGTCAATATCTTCTTTATAATATAATTCCACGAGTGACCTCGCTTCATCCGTTAACAAAGGTAAGGATAAATCCACTAAACTTTTATTAATAACATAGAATTCTTCACCGTACACCCCTCTTTTTGTTTTACCCGATAGTAAATTCTGTAAGGCTCTGTTGTCTTTGTCATTTTCGTGTAGTTGTTCACCTTTCTGTAAAATATCGTCAACACTAACTACAGAATCAACTATCTCAGGAAAAAGTTTTACAAATGTCTTTTCTCCAAAATAATATATTCCGTCAATATTATCAGACTTATCTCCTGATATTATTTTAAATGTTGTGACGTTCTGATGAGGTATTGAAATATCTTTAAGTTTCACCTTATCACCAAACTTAATCATTTGTTTTTGAGTCGGTGTATAAACTTGTACCTTTTCAGAAATAAGTTGTGTCAAATCTTTATCTGCAGAAAATATAGTTTTATTTTCATCTTCGGATATTTGACAGTAGTATGCAATCATGTCATCAGATTCATTCCCATCAACTACAACCTGACGTATAAACATCTCTTCCAAATATTCTTTTACCCTCTTTTGTTGCCAATTGAAGGATTGTTTTTGAATATCATTTAGTCTGTTATATCTTCGATTTTCTTTATACTCAGGAAATATTTTCTTCCTTTGGTTCGAGTTGTCGTTACCGTCCCAAAAAACAATAACCTTATCGTAGTTGTACTCAGATATAAAACGTCTAATAGTATTCACAAAATGGTAAATCCCACCTATATGATTACCCTTATGGTAATATTCCCGAACACCATGATATCCAATCTTAAATAGATTGTTACCGTCTACTAATAAAGTTTTTGTCACTTTTTTTTACTTATACGGTTACACTATCTTCTTCCAACTTGTAGTCACTACCCGTCCCGATAATATCTTTCCAATACTCAGAATGTTCTGCCTTGTATTTTTCAATGGACTTTTTCTCTTCTGTAGAGTCTTTACCCGCCAAGAATCCATGTGCGGTTACAAGAATTCTACCATCCTCATATCCTAATCCATTAATGTGGTTTTTCATTACCGAAACTTTTGTTCGACTAGCGAACTTTACTTTTCTCTTATCTTTAACTGCAGTAATCTTAGTAGTACCTGCGTTTTTTTGATTACCAAACAAGAAAACCATTGAGGAGTTCAACCATATTGCCTCTCCTCCTTTAGCCTTAATCTTAGGTTGTCCGAAAGGATTGTCGGGAAGTTCAACCCACGGTTGATTAACAATAACCAAAGTATTTTCGTGTTTAGAGTCTGACCTGCGTGAGCCTGAGATTCTTTGGTTGATACCCATTCCGATTTTATCGGCAAGTACTGCCGCGTTGTGTTGTTTACCTCCTTTACCATCATAGGTCATCTTACAGGGTACAGAACCCACAGAATCCCAAAGGAACAAAAGGTCGTAATCTAAATCCCCTTTCTCTTGTGCATCCAACAAAGAGTTAATGTAGTCAGTAATTTGTTCGATATATTCAAAATTATTGTTGAAGATAAAGAATCCGTCCCAATCCAATTCACCTGTTTCTTCGTCTACCACCTCTTCACATTCAAAACCCATAAGTTTCGCGTGGTCAAATGACCATTTTTGTTCAGTTATAATAAATACAGGGAGAACATCTCTTTTTTGAGCGTCAACCGCAGCTTTAACCAATGCAGTTGTTTTACCTGTGTCTGAATGACCCAAGAACATATTAAGATGGCCCATAGCCGGTCCTGGTACTCCTACCGCGTCCAAAAAATCAGTACCTAAGTCATAGAATCTTTGTGGTTTGAATTTGGCTGAAGAAGAGAACTGCTTCTTTATGTCTTTAAATGATTTTTTCTTAATTGCCATTTATAAAAGGTGTTTGAATCGATATTCTCGATTATTAATTTTAATTTCTTCTGAAGTTTGTTTTTTAATTATAATGCAGTTTTTCGCAAAAGTCATCATAGATATATTTAAACTATTTTTTTTGTTACTAAATTCAGAATTTACCTCATCTATTTGTCTTTTAAAAAAATCAAATATATTGTCATGACCAATGGTATATCCGTAGACTTTACTGTTTTGTGACCAATAACTAGTTTCAATATCTTCAATTATGTAATAACCTCCGTTTTCTAACAAATTTTTAAATAGATAACAAAAAGTATCGAATTGATGTCTTGGGTGATGTGAGCCGTCATCTATTACTAGTCTAGCGTTTTTCACGATTTTTGTGACTTTTTCTAAATCTTCAGATTTTGACTGGTCACCTTTAATAACTTTAGTATTCCCATCTTCATTAGAATCTTTTATATCCATTATAAAATGTGTAGAATATGGGAAGTATTCTTTAAATAGGTGAGACGACTTTCCTGTATCTTCATCTTTATTTTTCGAACCTAAACCTATCTCTAAAAAATTAAAATGTTCTTTTCTTAAATTTTCTAAAAAAATAGGATATATTAAATCATATCTATGATAAGTAATCTTATCATTATTGTACGTTTCTCCAATTTCTTTAAATGATTTTTTCTTATTATCCATTATATTTTGTTTCTTCTTTACGAAAATTTCATTATGAAAAATACGGGAGAGTTGTTACACTCTCCCGTCTGTGTTTTTGTTTTTATTAGAAAGGAAGGTCTTCATCAACCTGAGCCTTCGCTTGCGGGTCTTGAGACGTTTCAGTTGTTTCTGTCTTAGTTGTCGCACCTCCGATAGTTTCAGTTGTGTCATTACCATAAACAAACTTTTTAAGTTCAGAGTCCCATACAGGTGTCTCTCCTCGTGCAACTGCTTCAAGGTATTCAATAGGACGTTGTGCGTATACATCAGACCAAGTCATCTCGTCTTCCATCCATTCTTTCATCTGGTCCGCGTCTTCACTCAAAGGACAAGGGTCGTCATACATGATTGTTTGAACAATAGTGTACTCAATACCTGAATTAGTCTTAGACTTAGACAGTTCAACGATTAGGTCTCGACCCTCATTACCGTCTGTAACGTCTCCTTTAGCCCTCCAAATCGGGATGATTTTGTCAAGAATACCTTCTTGCTTATAATTGTCTTTAAATCTCCAAAACTTAACCCCGTCTTCTTCGTTGTCTCGGTCAACAACTTTTACAATGTAAAATTTACGAGGACGGTATTGCATTGCCAACTTCTTATCTGTCTCTTTACCCGTCGACATGAGTTCCTCATATACTTCAGTTAGTGGAGACCGTTCTCCGTCATTTTTTCCTGGGTCATAAAGTTTAACCCATCGTCCATCAACTTGTACCTCATGAAACCATACTTCCTTAAAGGGTGATGAACCATCAGGTGTCGGGAGTATCCTAACCCGTGATTGTCCTGATTTTGTTCCTTTAGGAAGATACGTAGTAAAGTATTTTTTAAGACGTTGTTCCTGTGTCATTCCGTCTCCGCCACCGCGAGACTCTGTGTTTTTTTCGTACTGTGCCAGTACTGCGTCGAGTGCATTTGCCATAATTTTTTTTCTTTTATTCGTTAAATTTTTATCTGTTACTCAATATAAAATATAACAACGAAAATCACTAAGTCAAATAATTACCATTAAAAAAGGACCCTCAATTGGGTCCCTTTTTATTTTGATATGTCACTACGAATTATTAAAACCCCTTCTTCTGTTGGGTGTTTCTCAATTACCCATGTCATTCCATTCCTGTCTGTCCATGTTTCCCCGATTTTAATTGTACCCTCCCAATATCTTACAGGATATTGTCCATCCCAATAGGTGGGAATCATTACGTCAAATCCAAATTTACTAGGATTTTTATATACTTTAGTTGGGATTACGTTTTGACATCCCAATAATAAAAAAGTAAGTGTCGGTAATATTAATTTATATACTATTTTCATCTTCAAATGGTTTATCAAACGACTTTTTGATATCACCATCGGAATAACTCTCAACATCGTCAGAAGTAAGTATATATTCGTTTTTACCTGTCTTTTCTATTTCTTCTTGTTTGTCCATAAAAAAGTCGGTTAGTTTTTGATTGTAAGGATAACTATCTAAACTCCTAAGTTGTAGTTTTTCTTCGGGTGATTTCTGTCTATATTTTTCAACTTTTTGTTCTAAGTCATTAATCTTATTTAAGATTGTATCCATTTCCCCAAGTTTAGAAGTTAAATCCTCTAACTTACTAAACATCGTTTCCATATACTCGTCTTGTTTGTCAGAAATATCTTTCTGAGTCGTTACTAAATCTGTGATATCTAACTCCTCAACTCCACCTTCATCAGTCGTATCAATACCTTCGTCCCCCACAACTTCAACATCTGGGTCACTATCAATGTCTACAGGTTCAGGAACTTCATCGACATCTGTTTCGGTATCTACACTCATGTCCAAATCTTCATCACCACCTTCATCAGGTAGTGGAGGTAATTCAGTATCTTCCTGCTCAACGATATAATTAGTTATCTTATTATATCTCTCAATTTCATTTATAATATTTTTATCTATAGACATTTTTGTAATTTTTAACCATTTAATAATGTTTTTACACCATGTCGTGTCTCAACTTTCATAGTTCTGTTAAGCTTCATAGTGTTATCAACCCTCTCTATTAGACCATCTTTCATTCTGACAGTATAACAATCTCCAGTATCTAAATCACAAACTTCTTTATAACCATTACCGTTATCTCTTTCTGTAATTCTACTATCTTTTTGTAGATAGTCGTCTAATAATTTTTTGATATTCATCAGTAGTCTTTTTATATAAATATGTTTATTGTTTGAAATATTCAAATTTCCCCTCTCTGTACCACAGATTTAAATATATCTAACCATTGATTGTAAACTTTTTTGAATTTTTCATCGGTTTGTTTTTGATAATTCACTTCTTCTATTATGTCTGATGCGCTCCCATTTATCGTTGGGTTAGAGTAGACATTACTCATATAAATTATTGTTAGTGTTTTAGGTAGTTCGTCAATGACAGTCCCTTGAGTTAGTACATCGTATATTACATCTGATATAGGACCGATGGGGTTTAATGTTGCCCTCATAAAATCTAATGATTTATCTACGGTATCGAATGATGCAATAGTCGTTATTATTTCACCGTTCTGTACACAAACTTGCGAGTCGAAAAACTGTTCCCTATTCGTAACTAAAGAATCAGTCCTTACGTCCATTATGTTATTATTATAACAATTCTCTCTAACTGACTGATTTTGTGTGGCAATACCATATATTAATGTTTTTATCTTATCACTTGTAAAGTCCTTAGCATTAACATAATCAATAACTTCTTGTGCCTGTATTGGTGTTTTTACCATATCAGTAAAAGGTTTTTGGGGGTATTTGGTAATTTCTTGTCCTTTGTCTTCTGGCGCTTGAGTTATATTTTTCATCTTGGTTAACGCTAAGTTATTATTAGTCTCACCTGTTTTAGCGTTTGTTTCGATTTGTCTAACTTTTTCTTCCCATTGTTTTAGTAACTGTCTATTAACACTAGCAACTAATTTATCGGGTGGGGATAATGCAAATTTTGGTATCCTTACCCCATCAAAGTTGGTGGTAAATCCTCTATTTGTTATGTTATGAGTTACATTCATAATTAAGTACGGCCCATAAAATAAAGGTACGTTTGTTAGGTTAAAGTACATCGTGGGTTGTATCATCGCATTACCCATAGATTGTACTTGACATGTGTAACTTCTAGTCTTGTAAAAATTATAAAGAGACTGTGACTGTTGAGCAACCTGTTGACCCGAAGCTTGAGAACCCATGTCCGCCAATACTTGGAATGTCGGTCCAATATTTTTATGTTGATTCATGTCTACTGAGACCGAGTTGAATACCCCTTGATTTCTTTTTCCAAAGTCCACCTGAAATCCGACACACCTATTACTATCAGAATAGTTAGTCTTATTTGTTTGATTTTCCCTTAATGGACAATCTGATGGGTTAGTTATATCAAATGCGTCATCACCTTTTCTAAATGTAGTGTTTTGACCGGTCCCTAAATTTGCTGAAGGTTCACCCACATACATACCAATCATTCTTGGTCTACTATCTCTGGTATCGACTTCCATAAAAGTACCAAATAAATCATTCGGTATGTCTTGTGGTAGTGGCTCTCCTTTTTTAGTCCTCTCGTTTCTACCGTAAAAGTTAGTATAAGCGGGTGTCGGAATAAATGTAAAATTATTTTTTTGATATATTAAACCTAATAAACCGTATACGGACATCTTATCATTACGACCTCTTATAAAACCTTCTAATTCGGAAATGTTCACAACTACTTTATCCCCTACAGGTCTATTTGCTCTATCTAAAAATAAGAAATCTTCAAATATAGTTCTGTTTTTAAAATCTTGACCCGCTATCCATTTGTCATTAAGAGCCTGAAAAGTCTTCCACAATTCAAGTTTTGGTATATTTCCATCTATTTTAGATAAACCTAAGGATTCTTCAGTAATAGATACTGACGGTAAATCTCTATTTAATTTTATGAAAATTTGATTTAGTATGTCTTTTTGGAAGTTTTCTTGTTCCGCGACGTAATCGTTTATTTTTTTTATGAATTTGTTTTTGTTCATGGTCGGGTCTTCCGACTTTTTAGACGCATAAATTTTTATAACAGACGATAATAACTCAACATTACTTTCAGTAAATTCAAATTCCATATCAACAAAAAAGTCGGTTAGGTATGAACCATTATCTCCATACTTAAATCCTTCTTCGGAGAAGTCTCCTACATATTCATACATTGCCTTCCATGCACTCGGATAATCACCTTTACTTGACCCTAAACTTACACCACCCCCTTCGGTCGGTAATGAACCCTGTACGTAGTTTCCAAAACTATAAGGGTCTTCAATTTTTTGTGACGATAATGTTGTTAATGAACCATAAACTTTGTTGTTATATTTCGACGGGTTTCCAATCTTAAATATAATATCTTTGTTTATTAGTGCATCCAAACTATAATTAATAAATTGATTGCTCTGTGAGTTGTTTAAACTTTTTAATACACCATCAAAGTTTTGCTGTCCTGTTGGTTTGTCAACCATTAATAATGATTTTAAAACTTCATAAATATTTAAATCATATTTATATAAATTAGGTCCATTATATAAACTTTCCTGGTTTTCATATACTGACCTCCATCTACCAAATTCAGTCGAAGGAACTTCACCGTTCTCATATTGTCCCTTCACCTCTTCACTATTTAAAAACTCTTCAAATGTCGTGTTTCCTCTATTAACTAAGAATTGTGTTTTATTTGGTGGTTGACAGAAATTTAAAAAGTGTTCTTCAAATAAATCTAACATATCTTTAGTAAAGACACCAAAGATATCATCAATGGATGAATACGTTAAAGAAGTGTTATTACCTAAATTAAATGCCTGTGTGTTTTTATATTCAGGGTTAATATGTTTTATATATTGACTAGGAGTTGGCTTATCAATCATTGCATTTGAAAAATATCCGTAGTTAGGTGCCGACCATAATGTTCTCACACCTCCATTATAAATCGATGGATTTGTTGTTACATTTTGTTTGTGGTCGCCAATCCCGTTAAAACATTCGAACCTCGCTTGATTAAATTTAGCGTCACCGAAAGAAGGTATTATTAGTACTTTATTTTCTTTATTTTCTCTGAAATCATAATTACCCAACACATTAAAGTATTGTGACCAAGTATTCATCTGATAATCTGTCTCAGGGTTTTTAGAAAGTTTTATTTTAGTCTTTGGTGTTGTCCCTATTGTTAGTCCTTTTTCATTTTGTGCTGATTGTATTTCTGAAGATGAATATGTACTAAACACATCTTTTTTAGTGAAGAAGTAATAAACATCATTCATCACTTTAGGGAAAAATCCGTTCTGTACTCTAGTTGATTCAAGGTTTATTGTGACATTTAAGTCCCCCCCTAAAAACGCGGGGTCTCCCTGATTCATCTGAACTATATCAGTAAATTGTTCATATTGTTTTATTGTTGTGTCGTTTCCTCCATAATCACTAAAACTATACGATTTAGACGTATTGTTTGAAATGGGGTCATAAGCATCCACATAATCAAAGTCTTTCCATATATCGTCTAAAATATCTATTTCGTCGTTTTGGTATTTCTTGTACCTGTGCCATATTGAACCATACTTTAATATAAAGAGGTACGGTAATTTATGTATTGCGGAGTATTTGTTTAGTGTCGCAAAAATATAATTTAGGTCTGTAGTGATTGTATTTGAATTCGTTTTAAATTTTTCTCTTAATGTCGCTAAGGGTAAAGAATTTAAGTACAGATATCCTAAAGCAGTGTATGGGTTTTCAATTTCATTTTTTTCATTCTCAACCCCTTTCATAATAGAGTTAATAAAATAAGGTGTGTTAAGTAATGACGTTGTTTGTTTTTTGGTTATATAATTCTCAGTTGTGTCGTATTTTGTCCCATAATCAACAAAAGATTCTGTTAATACTAAATCTTTTTGCATTCTAAGATTGTAGTAATTTACAACCTGAGCATTTGTTAGGTAGTTAGTATTTCCGTTAGAGTTAAGTGATGAGTCGATATCACTTGTTTCTTGTGTCGGTGAATCACTATAGTTCAAAATCCACTCAAAATATGTGAATGGTTTTTTAGAGTGTGTTGTACCCAATTCTGATAATGAGGCAAAACCATCTTTAATCCCAAAAGAAGCTATCGTTTTCTTTGTTTCATTAATTGAAAACATTTTAGACGTATCATTACTTGATTCAACTGAATTTACTTGTGAACCCTGTGATAGATTACTTTGTACCCATGATAAGTTGTTGAACGGATAACCGTCACTAAATGACATTTCATCAGAGTAGTTAGCTTTAAGGTATTTTTCTAATTTATCTATATTTTCAACATTTGACTCAACTGTTGTACTATCTCCTTCTAAGTAACTTAAATCATATATTCCATAATCATTTTCTAAATATGATTTTATATATGGTGTCGTAAACTCTCCCCTTGAAAATAAATTCCAGTTCGTCCCTTGTCCGTTGTTGGAAATGGACTTCATGTATCTCAACATGTTTTCATAACTAAACGCAAAGTTTTTTAATAACCCAATTAACTCCGTTGAGTTAACAACTGATTCTTTAAGGTTATTATACTCGAAGTCACTAACAACACTGTAAACCTCATCCCTATAACCACTTGATTTATAAAGGTTAGTGTAATTACTACTTAATAAAGTTCTTTCAAATATTTCATATATAAATGGAACTATGTTTAAATCTGTATACGGTTGGTTTTGGTTTGGGAACTCTATGGCGTTTATACCCATAAATGGATTATCCTTTAACGTATTAGTTAAATCGAAGTCTATATTTCCCGACTCTTTCTGAGTAGCCCCTTTCATGTATTCTTCAACAAACCTAACCTCAGGCCATACCGTAGAGGAGAACGCCCTTAATTGTGATGCAACAGTATAGTCACCAGGATATGTATCTTTTAGTTCTTCATTCCCATCTTCATCTACTGAGTTAACAAAATACTGTGGCCAAGGATATACAATGGCGGTTTCTTGTTGTGGGTTATTAGTTGTCGGCGCGTTACCACTATTTGTTTCAACACCTTGTGATTTTTCAGGTGATAAAATCGCGTTTCTTCTTATCGGGTTTTTTCTCTGCTCCCAAGACTCGTCATGTACTTGGTCCATTAACCTTAAGAATGCATCCGCACTTGCAGATATTACTGCAATAATATTTTTTATTGTGGGGTAGAATCCGAGACCTACATTGGGGCTTTTTATTTTCTCTGCCAACGCCTCAGACATTTTTTCTTCCACCATACTCCTCTTAGTCTCAAAGTCGTCGTTTAATCTTTGTAACTTACCCAAAAAACTAATTCTATTAAATTTCGTTTTACCGTATATATCACCAAAAACAAAAAATGTTTTCTTGAGTTGGTTGTCTTCCATTTCTAAAGTTTCAGCATTAATCTGATATCCATTAATCAAAAGTTCAGTCTCTATTTCAACTTTTAATGTCTCAACTTCTTGTTCGGTACCAGCCCTGCCATTTCTAATTTCAAATGTAGATTCATAATCAATGTCATCTGGATTAGTTATTTGTGTTAGAAAATTATTTATTGATATTGTTGAGGTGAGTGTTGTTTCTAATTTTTCTCCGTGTATTTTCGCTTGTCCGTCACTTCCAAATGTTGCGTTGTCGTTTAATTTGGTGTTATACTCCTTAATTATAGTGTCAAGTGACGAGATAGAATCGCTTATATTTTGTAACGCAGTCTCTTTTTGATTTGTTAGTTCTTTTTTTAACGGGTATACCACTCCTGAGTTTGGGATGTTTAATATAAACGGTAGGTTTTTATCGATGTTTTTTGTTTCCCAATTATCCGTTATTTGTCCGTATATTTTACTCTGGTATTCTTTTAACGTTTTTCGATATAAATCAATGTCGTTTAAGATGGCAAAATCTTCTTTTCCGTATGCTTCCATAACATACCTTTCAAAGTTTTCCAACTTCATTAACATCTGACTTAATGTCAATTCAGGGAAGTTTTCGTCTATTAATCCTTTAGCTTTATATGAACTATAAACATTCTTTATCATATCATATCCTCTTGTGGATTTGATTCTTCTAACTTCTTGTGTACCACCTTCATTATTGGTTGAGGTTTTATCGGGCCCTAATGTTGCCGTCCGTTCGTACATATGAGGTAACGCGAATAAGGAGTCCACCGATATATCGGAAAGAAGTGCGTAAGTACGAGAAATAAAGTTAGTGGTAATCTTATAGTTGCCTGAAGACGGGTCGAATCTTGCGTTAAAATCTTTTAACATTAATTCATATCTTAACGCCTTACCATAATAACCTTTAACTGTTAAAGTAAATAATGGATATGGTAAATGAAAAAACGCACTATATGGTGAGTTTTCTCCTTGTTCAAATAACACCCTCCCCTGCACATCCTCCATTTCAATGGTAACCAATGCCGCGTATGATGTATTTATTTTAATCGATATATTAGTTATACCTAAAAGTTGTGAGTCAACATCTCCATTACGTGTTCTACCGAGTGTTAAGTTATCCGTCCATGAGGTATCTAAGTAAGAGTCTTGTGTTTGACCCTCTCCCGTATCTTGGGATTGTGGCTTCATAAAATTGATTACGGTTTCTTTACTATCGTCGATGGCACCTACTCTAATATTTTCTACCGCAGTTTCGAAATTATCTCCGACAACTAATTTACTTCGTGGTATTACTTTAGCCTCCAAGTTGGCGTACATGACAAGTTCTTCGTGATTTACTAACCTTTCAGAAACTTTACCTCCTTTATCAACAACTTTATTAGGGTCTACCACGATTACGTTGTCATAGTCGGTTTCTACATATACATTTTGATTATTAAAAAATTCGTTACCTGCCATAATAGAAGAAGTGTGTGTCTAACGCCTTTTTATAATCTTGTAAAGAATTCACCAAAGGAAAGGGTATAACCAAAACAGCGCCATCATCAATATTATTTTCTAAACCTCCGAACTTAGGGTTTGCCGCTAAAATTAACCAACCAAAATATGGAGTTTCATAAAATTCCTGACTTACCTTATCTAATCGGCTTCGACTAACTTTATAGATAAACTTTTTGTCTGTCGGTTTTGATGGTATGTTTACAAACGGTACTACAGTTTGTTCCCCATTCAAAAGAAAGTCTTGGTATCTATTATAATATCTCATAGGTTAAAACTGTATTTTTCGTTATATTCATTTAGTGGCCCTGCGTTTTGTCCACTTGTGAATGTTCTTCTAAAGTAGTTTACTTTACTATTTTCCGCCTGTTCTTGTGCTTTTTGTATGTATGTGAAATTCCTAACTTTATCAGGATTAAATGGTTCATATAATGTGAATTTTTTTACATTATTATTATTTGTAAAATCTTTAAATTCGTCAATACCATTTTGTTGTAACTCTTTATAAACATCCAGTAATCCAGGTTGTGACGGTAATATCGGACTATTCATACCTTCACTCCCTAATATCGATGGAAGATTATTCGGTATCTCTGGAGTACCATATACCACTCTATTTACATATTGTACCCAATCTGATTTTTGAATTAACTCTTCACCTAAAATCCTATCTATAAGATATTCGGGGTCTTGTATCATAATACCATAAGCTATTGTACAAAACCTTGTTTGTGGTTCTGAATTAAACCCATCAGATAAAAATCCCTCATATAGATTATCTTTTTGTGGTAATAACCCATTACTCTCAAAAATTTCATCGTAAAAGGCTTGTAAATCAAATCCAACTGTTTGTATATCGGCCAATAACTCTTCTTGTGTATTTGCTTGTGTTGATGAAACATCTACATCTGTGGTTGCTGACAATTCGAAAATAAAGGCTCTTCCTTTTTTATCATTATACCCATCAGTTTCTGTCGTAATTAAACTTAGTTTATCATTAACCCTAACAAACTCTGTTTGAGTTTCTAATAAATCAAACATCGTACTATTAAATGTGGTTTGGAAAAATCCGATATACTCCTTTATAAACGACTTTAAATTTTTTCTAAACTTTTTAATGTCACTATTTTTAAAATTCTGTAAAGATATCTGACTTAAAAATGGGTTAGTATTATTGTCTACATCTTCATTTAATTTAACCTCTAACTCTGTGGTTCTATTTGGTATCTCAGATGGTTTACCAAAAATGTTAGTGAACAGTTCATCATTGCCGTCTAAGTAACCTGTCGTATACCCATCTTGGTAATTTCTTGTTTGAGTAAAGTAATACATCCCGATTTTTGATTGGTCTTTCGAAATTGTTTCTAATGTATTCAAAATGTTTTGTGTGTAAGACTGTGCTTTAGAAACATAGTCATTTACTATAGATTTGTAATTAATATCCCCTTGTAGAAATTCTCCAACAGTTGTTGATGTGATTTCTCCTATTGTATCTCCCGCTTCTTCACTCCTTTCAACCTGACCGTTTTCAGTCAATGAAAAGTCATTTGCGTCTTCTATTGCGTCTAAAACTTCTCTATTTAATACTGACCTATCTTCAGTGACTATTGAGCGGTCGTCATAAACCTCTGTGTTACCATAATAATTAAAAGACAATGCGTTTTGTAATCTAGATACCGGCTCTTTTATTCCTTGTCCACCTATAAAGTAAAAGCTCATATTAATATCAGCAATCATAGGTTGTACACCGATTCCTTCAGGATTCAAGTCAAATGTTAGTGGTTCGTAACTAATACTCATTTGTTGAATTGCAATTTTTGAATGATAGAAATCACCAATTCTTAATACACATATCGGCGGGGCACCAAACGCAGTGTTTTTAACGTCCCCCTCTCTTGGTTTACCGTCCTCACCTATTACAGGGATTGTATCACCAGGTCTCAAACATTGTTGTAAGAAAGTAAGTCTACTATTTAAACCTTCAGGTGTCATAGAATGAAATGCCGGTTGAAAGTATTTAATCTTCTCTTTAATCCCTTCGTATACTCTTGGTGTTTCCTCCCTCATCATATTAAAGTAGTCACACTCAGTTAATAATTTTTTAACTATTATCTTAGCAACTTCGTTTCTCGGCTGGGTTAGTTTTGATTCTTTCTGTCTTATTACCTCCGTTTTTCCTGTTACGGTTTCTGTTATTATAGTTTCCTCCGGCGGTACTTCGGTTACCCTTTGTTCAGGTGGTGAAGGTACTTCTTCAATTGTTTTTATAACCACAGCTCTACACGCCATAGCATTTACCGAATATGTTGTAGAGTTACCTACTAACTCTTCTGTACAGTTAAATGAACCATATTCACCACCTCCTGGTGTTGCCGTTGATTGTTCCCCTTGTGGGTCTTCGGTAATTGAAAATCTATCTTCATACTTACTTAAGTCAAAAAACGAAAATAGATATTTTTTAACTGCGTCTATTCTTCTTTTCGATAATGACTCATTATAGTCCGCACTATTGGGGGCAGAAGCGGAGCCCACTAATTTCATGTTAATAGTCCCTCCCTTATCTAACGCTTTTTTAATTTTTGAAACTAGTTCCTGTGTTTTCTTTTCTATTAAATTAGTACCCTCTCCGTTTATTAAAAAACTTTCAAAAAATTGTAGTACTTGAATTTTTTCATCAGAGTCAGCAGTATTATAGTAAGTTTCTTTTTTTCCTATATATGTAGAAAGTGTTGTCGCGTATTCTTCAGTTGTTGTTGTGGAGGATGCGGTTCGTGGACCCGGAACATCATTATCGAAGTAGAACTCATACTCATAATCTTGTACTTGTACTTCAGGAGTATATTCTTCAATGACGGGGTCTTTTTCGGTTAAGTTAATTCTCTCAATGTCTTTTGAAAAATTTTCATATGTTTTTACGTCTGTAGTTTCTGTAACTATCTCGTATATGTCTTTTAATGTAAATTGAGGGAACCTTTGAGCTAATTCATATATGTCATATTTTCTACATCCAGCAAAAAATGAATCAACAATGTCATTAACTCTTTGTGAGTTTTGGCCCGCCAACTCTTTGTCGACAATTGCATTCAATATTGAAGGGTGGTCAACTACTATTTTCCAAGATAAACTACCTTGTCTTGTTGTATTGTTATACGTATAAACCGGTTCAGGTCTTCCTAAAAACTCGTTAGATGTCCAATTGGATGAGTTGGTTTCAGATACTTTCATATCGTATGGTGGGAACCACATAATTCTACCTCCGCTAGGTCCTCTTTCACAAACGGGTAAATCGGAATAAGTGAATCCAGGCTTACTTGATGTTCTCCAAGCCAAGTTTTCAATCGAAAACATGTACTTTTTTACTTTACCAGCTTGTATATTAGTTGAGTCGTCATCCCTAAAAGGTGTAATATTAAGGTTATAGGTATTGTCTAAGACAGAATATTGAAATCTTCTGTTTTGATTAGTCATACCGTCTTCCTTTTGTAGTTCACTATTTGAGAAGTAAGGAACGTCTTTAGTGAATACTCTACAGTATTCCATTCCTTTTATTTCTCCTGTGCTTTGGTCTTCATACTTATAAACCCTTGAGCCTTTGGTCATCTCACGGGTTCCATCACTGAAAACTTTTGACACTTGATTAATCGCGTTACCAACATGTTGTAATCTAGCATCTCCCTGTAGACCTTCAGCAGCATCAATTAACTTCTGAGTATCATCTAATATCGAACCTTTCTTAAAGTCATATTGTGTCGATACCCCCGATTCAAATGACGATTGTACATTCGATTCAAAGTTACTATCAACGGAACCAAGACCACCCCCTTGTGACGCGAATCGTCCTGCAGATTTTACTCCGTCTAAACTAGTCCATGTAAAACCTCCTTGTAGTCTAGGTGCGTCATAACTACTGTTTGTTGCAGTTCCTATTCTTAAGAATTTAGTTCCGTTAAGTCCAAATTTAAACGAGAAGTTACCTTCATATAATTTAGCTAATTCAGAGTATCCTCTAACAGGAGTTCTCACTCTATTACCAAATTGGTCTATCGGCAATTCGTTTGGTGGTGCAACAATATCTTTAGGGTCTTGTGTTTTACTCCCCACGTAATAATTACCTGAAGGTGCTTTTAGTCCGAAAGCTCTATTGTTATCTGTATAATCGGGAGCAAAAACATTTAGTGATAAACTCTTAAACAACCTTTTAGTTTGTCCTCTACCTGAATTAGAAATAAATAATTCCGAAGACCTTTTATTTGCGTCGGGTAGCAATGTTCCTCTATCACCATACTCTCCATCACCTCTTGAAGCCTGATTAATACTTGATTGAGCTTCGACCTTAGTAAAGTAACTTCCAGGAATCCAAGAATATGGTGAATAAACACCCGATATTCTACTAATAAAATCTAACCCTTTACCTATTATATTATCGGGTACCGATATTTTCCAATCACTCTCAATCGCTTGTTCATTACCGGTAGCAATCGCTAAAGCGTCGAAGGGGTCTGATAACGCATCTATTACGTTAATCCTACCAAGTGTCTGTTGGTATGTCTCTTCAGCAACTCGATATTCAAATTCTGTTTTAAGTTGGTTTCCCGCAATTTGTGCTAATGTAGAATCTTGACTTAAACTTCCGTTTGTTCCTGTAGGATTAAATGAGGTTAATAGGTTGAAAGCGTTATACGTAGACGACACAAAAGTGTAGTAAGTTTCTCTCTTTTCTATTTTATTCTTTATATCTCGTATATCTATCAAATCTTTATACCCACCCTCAGGGCCATACTGATTAGATATAAACGCTCTTTTTTTTGCTTCTTCGTTTACTTGTAGTTCAGTAACTCTTGTACTGTCTACCACACCAAGGTCCTTTATTGAGAATTCAACACTGCCAGGACTTTCATTTCCTTTGTAACCTTCTTTGTATGGTTCAAGGTTCCTAACTAACAGTCTTTTTCTAAAGTTCTCTGTAGCATCAAATGTTAATTCACTAGGCATATAAATCTATTTCTATATAAATAGATTAATTCTATATTTTTATACAGAATACGTATTATTTGAATCAGTAAATATTGACATTAGCTTACTAGTGAAGTTAGGATTATTCACTATTTGACTTGCCAACTCCTCAGTAGATATATTTTGGGGTAGATTTCTACCGTCAATTGCGAAATCTATAGTTCCTCCTACATTTAAATTAACATCGCCATTTAAAACTCCTTGGGTCGTTGTTTGATTTAAATTGGATGTGTCTTGTACGTTCGTATTTGGAGTTACCGGTGTTACGGGTGTTACTGTTTGTGTACCACTATTTGTTGTGAGTATTGTTGTACTTTCGGGAGCATTTCCTTCTTGTTCGTCAGGTCTTTGTTCGTCGTGTTGTCCTAATCTCATATCTAAAGCTATCAAACCTTTAATAAAGTCATCTATATTTCCTTCGATACCGTTAAAAACCCCTTCTAAAGCGTCGGTTTTGAATTCATCTATGTTGATTCCTAATTTTTGTAGCGACGAGCCTAAGGCGTTAAATCCTTCAGTAGTTTTAAAAATACTTTCATCATCGAGGTTTTCTTTAAGTTTGTCGTCAAAGGTCCCCATCTCAGTATTTAAACTATCTAAAACATCCCCAAACCTTGCCCTCATAACTTCAACTGCCTCTGGATTTTTAAAACCAGATTTAGCAGCTTCTGTAAACGCTTCTCCAAGTTGACTCACGTTTTCCTCAGTAAAGCTTTGGTTAACGATATCCATAACAGATTGTGCTCCGGCACCTGCAGCGTCTATCGCAGACTCAACGGCGCCTGTCTTAGTCCCTATAAGTGGTCCTAAGGCGGCAACTTGATTAGTTAAATTTTTATTAATTTTTTCTAATGTACTTAACTGATTTTCGGCTATCGTTCTATCCGATTTTTCAGCCATCTCTTGTTGCTTATTTAATTTTTCTAAAACATCTTTTTGGTCTTCATTTCCTAATAATCTAGCGTCAATTAATTCCTCTGTACCTGGTACTTTAATTTTTACTTCCCCATCTTTTATTTCACCTAAGTTAGCTATAAGTTCCTTAGTATCATCATCAAGACCTGAACCCGCCAACATATCAAGTTTCCTTGTTCTTTCCGCACTTTTAACTGCAGTATTGGCAAGTTCTTGATAATCCATACCCGTAAGTTTAGCAGCTTCCCTCAATCGATACATCTCTGTAACAGGAATATCGAACTCTCCAGTTTTTTCATTAAATACTGTTGCCGACTCAGCCATACCTAATATTGAGTCTTGTAGTCCTTCAACATCATTTTGAGCCATATATAACAACTTAAATGGGTCTCCTAAGTCACCTACCGCTCCTCCTAACATTTGGAATCCTGCAGCTGTTTCAATGGCAGTTTCAGGTGATAATAGGCTATCGGCTAAACTAACTGTTTTATTAAAGTCGATACGTAGTGCCTGTGCTTTTGCCACCATTTTAGTAAATCCTTCAACTCCATTTTTAAAATTGTATGAATTCAATAATTTTATATTTGAGCCGATATTTTTCATAAACTGACCTACGTTTATTCCGTAAGACCTCGCCTCTTGTTGCATTTTACTTATGTTATTTATTGCGTCATCAGTATTAACCCCAATAGAATCAAACGCCTCTACCATGGTCGCAATATCACCAGCAGCTACACCTGCGTTTCTAGCTAATAACGCCATGTCGGTTTGTTGTTCTGAAGTTAGTACAGTGTTTCTTTGCATAACTTCATTAATAGACCTAAATACTGCGAATTGGTCATCCAAACTAATTCCATATTGTGCAGATTCAAAAGCGGCTTGAGCCATTATGCTTTGAATATCTTTACCGATAATACTCGTTTGTCCGAGGACTTCTCTAGATAATCTGAAACTTAAGTCCTCTAACTGAGCGGTTGCATTTGCTATACCTTTTAGTCCCGTAGGACCAAGAGGTAAATTTGCGGATACCGTTTTTTTAAACTCTTTTATATTGAAGTTAAGGTCTCCCGTTGCCGCGGCTAACCCCGTTAACTGCTTAGCAGTTTCATTACTACCACTACTTGTTGAACCTTCGTCTTGTAAAAACATTATATTACTTTAATATAAATATTTACCTTTTCGAATTTCTTTTATCCATTTCTTCTCTTTGTTTATCAAACTCTTCAACCAACTTATTTATAAAGTATTTTCTCTCATAGGTCGGCATAGACATCACATCTTGATATGTGAAGTTAACGTGTTTTGATAAATAATAGATTTCGTCGAGCAGAGATACCCTATATTCAGAAGAAAGGCCGAAAAAACTCCGCCCCAAAAGTGACTCTCACATTCACTTTTTCTCCTGACGGGGCGGTTACTTGTCTTTGTAAATCCAATTTTGGTTCACATTTGTTGAGAGACGTTCTGATAAATTTTGAATCAGAAATGGGTAATCCTAATACGAACTGTGATATGGTTTCTCTTTCTTCGTTACCATCTACACTCACAATGTGCCTTTCTAGCCTGTTAGTAACTACTGGAGCTACCACACCTTGTGGGTACTGTTCGATTATTTCGTTTAGTTCTTTAATGTCACCTACGGTTAAAAGTTTACATTTCAAAACATTTCCCGACTTAGGTAATGTAATATCGAAGTACCCATCAGACCCCGGCTCATTTGTAACCTCAGTAATATTAAGTTCATCTAACTTTATAGAGGCTTTAAATGTTTTTGCGGTTTTAGGGTCGGTTAAGGTAAAATCATATTCGGGTCCAAAAGCTGTATTCCGTAAAAAAATCAAAATAGACTCCATATCTCCTTCCAATAAATCGTCAACATTAAAATCAGGTTCATATACCTTAGATTTAATAAGTTTACGAATCAAATCATCTCCACCATTGTTAGAAATAAGGGTGTTTTCGTCCTGAGCGGTTAAGTACCCTACTTTTATACTTTTCTTTTTGTTCTTATAGAATTTACCTTGCGATGGTAATGTCATCACATCGTGAGGTAAGTTAAAGTCCTGTTGTCCGTATTGTCTTGCTTCTTCCATATTGAGTAAAAAAAAACCATAGGGAATGAACCCTATGGTTAATTATATAAATTATTTTTTATTTTTCAATAGTATTAGTAAACCAAAATACATCTATCAGGACGTAGTGTCGCGGTAATTGTTGCTAACGCGTCATCACTATACCCTAAACTATCGAAATTAACATCCGTTAAGAATGTTCCTTGTAAAATCCATTTCTCTACAGCAACACCTGTAGGGTCTAACATTTCCAAGTCTAAGTCTTTCTTATAACCTGCAGCATATCCCATACGACCTGTAACTGATTCTGCAGTTAATCTAACCCATTCCATTAATGCTTGTGAAGCCGAGGGTCCGATTGGGTCTCTAAACGTTACATTAATAGTGTTCCATGTAAATCTACCCGCAACGTAAGTAGATGTGTTTAAGAATGGAATCTCAGTTGAATTAATTTGGACGTTAGGTCTTGATGTAGACTCAACATACCAAGAGTTTATACCTAATGATGAAGGGAAAGTAAGAACAAATCTATTTTTCCTTTTCGGTTCATACGGTACGGGCATTTTCATTAATAAATCAGCCATAGTATTTTGGTTTTAAATTTCTTGTTTATTTAATTATAAATATCAGCTCAGAACTTTTTTCTCTTTACTTTTATTTTTTTATCTGTAAAATCTTATTCCAGCAGTTATAAATTATACTTCTAGTTTATCACCTCCTTTAGTTAAATAAGTTTTTACTGGGCTTTCTTCATATTCTTTATCTAAAAACTTTTTTATAGATTCTATATTACCTGGGTCATCATCAGAAAAACCAATTAAAGGAACAAAATTATTCTTTACGTCATTAGTAAATGTTACTTTTTGTCCTAGTTTTTGGCTTTGATATTTAACATAGTTAATAAATTCTCTTAAAGCTTTTATTTTACCTTCTTCGGGATTAGATGCGGAACCTTCACCATAGGTTACAGGATGGTACTTACACATATCTAAATATTCTTTGATTAGTAATTGGTCGTCTTTTAGGACCTCCCCTGACAAATCTCGATACTTTTTAAGATTCTCTATAAGTGTTTGTGCGTTAATCCCATTATGATTTGTGACAATCATATTGTAGATGGATTCTTTTAAAACAGATGGTGTATGACCCCTAGCGGTTATGATTGCAAAAATAGAACCCCCATTTATACATTCTACAAAATCACTCCATGACGGTCCTGGTTCGGCTAACATAGAGTCGACAATAAATCTTTTATCACCTTCCACACCGAAGTTCCTATAAGGATTTTCTGAGTATCCAACAATTGTTTCCCCATTATATTCAAAAGGTTGTCCTCCTATTTTTTGTCTATATTCCGCAAAATCTTCTGTAGACATACCTACTTCATGACCATCATCAGAAACTAACATAATTTGAGTAGGCATAGTTACGATATTATCGTCCCAATCAAAAGCGTAGTACTTATGGTCGGGATTACCGTCTTCTATACCTTCTGTAACTATAATGTTATTAAGGTTTTTCCTAATAATCTGTTTTAAACTCATAAAATCACTTATTTAAGTTCTGTATAAGTCTTTCTAATTGAGATTCAGTCATAACAATATTCTGAGGTTTCTCAGAATATGTTTCAACATTATTACTTTCTATCTCCATAGATTCTCTTAAAATTTTCTTTTTGAATTCCATTCTTTTATTTTTATTAAATGTTTAATTAAAGGCTAAAAATGGGAGACAGTTAATCTGTCTCCCATTTAATAATTATCAGATATCTTCAAATGATGCACCTGTTGGTGTGATTAAGAATTCGATATCAATGAATTCTAACGCTCTCGTCGGTTTCAGATAAATTTTACCTACCAAGGTATTGTTATCTAAATCCTCAGGAGTGTTCTGAACTACGACTCTAAAGTCGATTAAACCTCTATCTCTTCTGATAGAATCTAAGATTGGGTTTACTGAATCCAAGAACTCTTGTCTTACTTGGTCGTCATTTTGTTCGAACAATAGTCTTACCGCGACCGCTGAAATTAACTTACGAGCTTGTAATAACAATCTTCTAACGTTAATTCTATCGAGAGCTGACTCTTTAACTTGAGTAGTTTTGTTACCCCAAATTACAGTTCCCACATCTGAGAAAGTCGCAATCGGGTTAATTCTACCCTTGTACAGGATATCCCTATCGTCTTGAGTTAACTTCTTACGTGCTTTAATACCGTTAACCAAACCTCTTGTATAACCCGCTGACGCGAACCAAGGGAATGCGATATTATCAGTTAACGCTAAGTTTCTAACAACCTCTGCGGTTGGGGGTAGGTATACCTGTGTATTATTAACAGTATCTCTTGTTAAAATCCATGGGTAGTAAGTTGCCGTATAGTTAGAATCGATACCCGTATCTTCTAAATTTTCAGTAGATTCTTGTGGGTAAATAAAGTTACCTGTAAAGTCTGAAGTTGTATTAACAAACATATTATAATCAGGAGTTGTACAAATATAAACTGAATCTGCTCTATCAGTTTCAATCATATCAATAGCCTCCTCGACTAAGTTTGAGTTGTTAACATAATCCACACCTGGTGTCGTAAATACATTTATGTTTACCGCTTCAGGGTTTACAAATGTAGACTGACCCCATAAGTAAGCGTAGTAGTCAGTATTACCCCAATCTTGTTTGTCAGGACCAGTTATTGTCTTAAATGCTCCCCATCCTGTTGCGGTTGGGAATCTTATGGACGTCGCAGCTCCTTTGAGATAACCACTATTACCTAATATGTATCTATCTCCGTTAGTACGATATTCTCTATATATATCCCATCCATCAAAACCACCTGTGGGTATTAATGTAAATTTACGTGAATTTAATCTATAGTATGGTGATGTGTCACCTGGTTCACTTCTAAACGACGCATCTCCAACTTCGAACGCAGTTTCACCTGAAGTAGTCCATTGACTTGAGATTGTTATTACAGTAGCCCCTGAATCCATGTGGAATCCTTTAGTTAATACCGCCCATGGTGATGATTCAGTTGCAGTTGCTAAGTCAGTAGGGTTTTGTTTACCTTTGTAAGACGCAAAATCAACATCGATACCAACAGTATTTGACACACCCAAATAAACTCTTCTTGGGTTATCACCTGAACTTCTCGTTACATTATCACCTCCCTGTGTTCCGAATGGTGGGTTAGCAATAACTTCACCTGGTGTGTTATACTTTGTCTTATATATTAGATGAGGTGACTTATAATTTTTATACTGTCTCGTTTGATAACCTCTAAATCCACATGGTAAAGAGTCGATGGGTGCTTCTTCATTAATCTCTAACATTATGTAACGAGATTTTAATTCGAAGTCTCCATTTGCGGTACCTACTTTTTTAGCCACAAAACTATTAAGATTTGGGTCCATTGTACAGTTTGTAAATTTCTCTAAGACTACAGGACTTGAGTCAGTGTCATAAAAATCTCTTACGACTATATCGAAGGTTAAATTATTGAACGAAATATTCGCGATGGATACTTTTATTTCTCTGTTTGCACCACTACCGTCTGAAATTGAGATGAACTTGAATAGGTTAAATACCTCATTACCTCTTAATTCAGAAACTACAAATGGAGTGAACGGTGTTTGGTATCTATCTAAATACCAACCGATACCTGTGTTATCTGTGTCTGTTCTAGCACCATTAAATGGTAATAAATCGGTATTTAATCCTCTGATTTTACCCTGTCTATAACCTGTATTTAATAAGTTATAATAAAGTTCTCCCACCATTAAAGGTACATCGTTTCTATCTTTACCAAAGTTAGATTGTCCCAATACCTTACTTAAGAAATTAGGGTCACTTAATGTGAAAGAAGTGTCGAAAGTAAACGTTTCTGAATCACTAGTTATACCTGATAACTGGAAGGTCGCAAATGGATTGTTTGTAATTCCTGAATACGCCGCTGTACTATTAATAGTAACATCAGTTAAACCTGATACTTCATATACTGGTCCATCGTCATTACTATACGTTGAAATACCTCTTGAACGTAATGTTGAAATCACCATGTTATGGTAATCAGTAATTACAGTGCCTGAGTAAGTTGTGTCATAAACAACCGCCGTACCCGTATAGTTATTACCTGACGTATTTGTAAGACCTGTAACGATTAGACCGAAACCTACACCTGAGTAGTCTTGGTCTGTAGAATCGTATGGGAATAAAGAGTAATACCAAGAATCATTTTCGGATGCTTCAAAATCTGCGGTGTCGATAGTTAATCCGTCAACGCTAAGTACATTAGTACTACCTGTCCAATTTGACGTTCCTGTAATTGTGTCGTAGGTTCCTCCACTTACCGTACCGAACATATAAGCAGTTTTACCTGAGTTTGATGGGTCTACTATATCTTTATAAAGACTTGTTTTAAAATCGTCTTCAATTGTACTCACTCCTCCACTAAATGTAGTGTAAGGTAATGAGAAGTAATTTTCAATATATGATGGTAAATCACTATAATTAGTGATTGTTGTCGACGCACTAGTTCCTGATACACCACTGAAAGTTACCGTAAACGGACCTGCATTACCTGTACCGACTACGGTGTCTTTTTTAAGATTACCTACGGTTGATATTGACCAAGCCGGTCCCGCGTCATAACCTGACAAACCAAGTATACGAGTTACAAAAAGTTGATTTGATTGTTGTAAATATGCCTTAGCAATGTATGCTGCTTCATATTTTGGAATCTGAGTGTTTATAAATTTGGTTGGGCTTGTACCGCCAAAATATGCAGTGAACTCATCGAAGTTTGTTATAAAAATGGGCTCAAACGCAGGACCTGACTGAGTTTCACCAACAATACCTAATGTAGTTACACCAACACTTTGAGCTACAAAACTTAAATCTCTTTCTGATGTATATACACCTGGAGATACGAATACTTTGTCTGCCATATTAATTAGTTTTCTATTTTAATTTATTTATTTGATAAATATTATGTAAAAACCGAAAGGACAAATACGTATAACGTATATTTATTTACTAGGCGCTATTTTTTCTACCTTTTTTCTGCCTTATTAAAAAACCCCACACATGAAAATCAAAAACTTAAAAATATCCGAAGAACACCACTCAATACTAAAGAGTTACTGTAATAAGAAAGGTCTAAAGATGTATAAGTTTATAGAAAAAATGATAGAAGATACTTGTAAAGATGTTACAGACATATACGGAGAGTAGTTACGTACTATAAGGTATATGTGCTTTAGACTTAATAATAGACTCCTTTGTCGGGTCTAATTTAACCACATCTATCTTAATAGTGTCGTTAGTATTTACCTCTATTGATGGTAAATCGTCACCCATGTAATTGTTATTTATATAGACAGAGTATTCATCTATGTTAATCGTGTCTAAGAAATTTAAATCTATCTTGTAAGGGTAAACTTCGGACGTACTAGTAACGCCAGTTAAAAATAAAATATCTAAATCAAAATTCTGAGGATTCGGAGGGCTCTTTTTTGCTCGTCTAGATTTATTGTCCACACCAACCTCGTATAACGTTAACGCTCTAGTAATTGCGGGTATCACCTCAAACTCTTCTTCATCAATTAAAAACCCTAACATAGTAAACGTATAATTTTGTATGTAGTATTTTCTTTTTTCGATATCTAAAACAGATTCGTCTGAAATACTGTCTAAAATAATAGGAACATAATGACCTTTAACAAATGTGTAAGCCTGTCTTGAAGAGAACTTTTGTAAAACAATTTTGTTAAACTCATTTAAGTGTCTCATTTTGGTACAAAAAATCTTTATGTTATACGTAATATCTACAGGTACTGGCTGTGGTATCTTATAAATGTCCATACCTTTTCTTTGACCATCCCAAGTAGGGACTTTAGCGTAGTAGAATTGTTTTCTGTTAGGTATGGTGTATTGAAGTGATGGATTTGACCCATATTTTACATCAGGTTGTCTTACAGTTGCAATAAATGGGGGTTTAATATTCTTATCTAAATCTTGAAATCTCCACGTCTCTGTAAACTGAGCCCAATTTTGAGTCGTAATGATAATGTCAATGGGATTCACTGTTTTACCATCGGCAACCATTTCTAAATCATCCTTTACAAAATCCAACATACCACGGTCTAAATCGGCATGTAAAACACTTTTAGGTAAATAAGTTCCGTTTTCTTGAATGTATTCAAGTAGTTCTTCTCTCCTCTCTAATAAAATTTTATCAGGTGTGATTTTTAAATCCTTTTTTATTTTTTTTGGAAATGCCATTACTTAACAATTTCATTTATATGAAAAATTTTATTTTTGGTGTTAATCATATCAACCTCGTTAGCATTATATACTGGCTCCTCAGTTTCTTTATTTACAAAAGAGTCGTATAAATATGGATTGTAAGTGATGACCTTATCATTACTTTCAGGTGGTAAATTATCACAAGGGTATAAACAATAATCAACCAAATCTCCTATAACAAATGCGTGGACATTTTTCCTTGTCTCTTTTCTTACTTTTGACCTACCACCTTCTCTCACTCTAAATTCGACATTTTTTAATTTAACATAATCGGCATGGACGACAACTTTACCCTGATACTGAACTGAAAAAGTTTTTTTATGTAAGTTATAATAGACCATAACTCTCTTGCCGATTAACTCATTGTTATCATCATTTTCCTCATTTATTAATCCCATACGATTTTTAATAAATGACAACTCTTTTAATAATTTTTTACTCATAATCCTCTAAATTCATTATCATTAACAGGTGATGCCACAATACTACGATAGAATGGTTTGTACCCACCATAAGTATGTTTATTATCACTAACAACTCTACCGTCATTAACTACTGAGTAGTACCTAACCCTAGATTCGGTTTCATAGTACCCGATGTAATCCCCGTACTCTACCTCAATTCCCAAGTCATCTAAAGTTTCTTGATATACACCTACTTTTAAATTACCCGGCTCCATTTGTGACATACTACTTTGTCCATAATTTTGATTTTCGGGTTGCTCTACCTGTACATAACCACGAAACTCTACAGGAGGATGAAACTTTATCCCGTCCTCAACCGTTTCTCCATAAACGTCATCAGTCTTAGTTTTCTGTTTATCAACCCTATAAAGCACTAACCTAAAGTTCATATCACCCTCAAGCCACTCACGACCCATAGCAATATCTAATTCGAAGTCTTCTGCACCGAAAAACTTTTCTAACCTTGTAATAGGTATTTTTCTTTTACTCATTATTGATAAATATTCGGTTATTTGTTATCTTTAAGTGTATTTACTCACGTATTGGAAAATAAAACATTAAACAACTTACCTGAAGTAAGGGCTCTACGTATTCTTGAAGAATACAGTGGATACAATAACTACATCTTAAATCTTAAGGTTAAAATGAATAAATTTAATCATTTTAAGTTAACGAGAGCACAGTCTGACTACATATTAAAATTTAATAAAGTAGTCCCTAAGATAGCTAGAAGATGGGTTGAGTTAGATAGTTATTTCGCACAAAAACTAATGGACGACAAACTTCTAACCAAAAAGCCCGAAAAAATTTATATAGAAAAACTTTTAGTAGAAAAAGAAAAGTCATACCACATATGGGGGAAACTTTTTGAAAAGGAGGAGCTTTCAAGTATATGGTTACCGAGGGTGGCCCTTCAAAAAAATAGACAAAGAGAAGTAAACATAGACTATGAAAAATATAGTCATAGACCCCCACTATCTCATCAGATAGAGTCTATAGAGAAATTAGTAGGTAACGACAAGTATATACTGGCAGATGACATGGGTCTTGGTAAAACAACATCAACTGTAATAGCTTCTTTAGAAAATGATTCTGAAAAGGTTTTGATTATATGTCCCGCTTCGTTAAAAATAAATTGGCAGAGAGAGATTGAAAATTACACTGATAAGGACATATCAATTATTGACGGTAAAAAGTGGGAGCCTTCAGATTATACAATAATAAATTATGATATTCTCAAGAACTTTCACGACCCAAAACACCCTGATAAATCAGACATTTTAAATTACGGTTTTGATTTGGTTGTAATGGACGAAGCTCATTATATACAAAATGTTAAAGCAGCAAGAACAAAAATTGCAAATAACATCGCAAAAAAGGTTGGGAAAGTTTGGTTATTAACGGGTACTCCGATGACTTCGAGACCAATGAACTACTACAATCTTTTAGATTTAGTTGATTCACCCGTCGCCGAAAATTGGATGGCTTACGCTATAAGGTATTGTGCGGGATATCAATTCAATGTCGGGGCTAAAAAAGTTTGGAACGTGTCAGGCTCTTCTAATCTTGAGGAGTTACGAGACCGAACAAAACCACAGGTTTTGAGAAGGTTGAAGGAAGACATTTTAGATTTACCTGAAAAGATTATAACTCCTGTTTATTTAAAATTAAAATCTAAGGAGTACGAAAAATTAATGGGAGAATACTATGATTGGTATAACTCATCAGAAGAGTCTACATCACTAACGATACAATTCTCCAAGTTAATGAAAGTGAGGCAAGTAATCGCTGAAAGTAAAATAAAAAATACGATTGAGGTTGCTCAAAACATAATAGACCAAGGAAAAAAGGTTATTATCTTTACTAATTTCACTGACACTCTTAATAAGATTACCGACCATTTTGGTAAATCTGCAGTTAAGCTTGACGGTAAAATGTCAAAACCTCAGAGACAAAACTCCGTTGATGAATTTCAGAACAACGAAAAAATAAATGTTTTTGTAGGAAATTTAAAAGCGGCTGGTGTTGGTATAACATTAACCGCGGCAGAGGCGGTAATAATGAACGACCTATCTTTTGTCCCATCAGACCACTCTCAAGCAGAAGACAGAGCATATAGATACGGACAAAAATTTTCGGTATCGGTTTACTACCCTATTTTTGAGAATTCTATAGAAGGAGTTATATATAACATACTCAACAAAAAGAAAAATATTTTTGAGACAGTTATGGGTGATAATGAAGGAAAGGGTGACGTAATGGAAGAAATACTGAATATGATTTCAGAAAAAAGATGAGTTATTTTATGTTCCGCGTTATTTATAGATAAAATAAATTATGGGAACTAAGTCAAAAATAGAAAAAATACGAGAGATAGAAACCCGTATTATTACTGAAAAAATCGGTAGTAAGTTACCCAAAAAAATAATTAAAGAGATGAAAAAAATAGGAATTGAAAGGTTACCTTATTCTTATTCAGCCGTTGAGCGTTTTATAGATAAAGAAACTATGGACGTTCATTACAACAAACACTACAAAGGTTATGTTGAAAAACTTAACAAAGCGATTAAAGATAAGAAAGGTAAAGAGAAGAGTCTCGAAGACATTGTAAAAACAATATCAAGGTATGACTACACGGTCAAAAATAATGCAGGAGGGGCGTTTAACCACGCGTTATTTTGGAAGATGTTAAGTCCAAAAAAACAAAGGTGTTCGGGAGAGATATATGAAAAAATACTTAAAGACTTTAAAACTTTTAATAATTTTAAAAAACAATTTGAGTCTGTCGCACAAAAAAGGTTTGGTTCAGGATGGGTTTGGTTAGTTTTAACCAAAAATAATCGATTAAAAATAATGTCGACCCCAAATCAGGATAACCCACTTATGAACACAATAAAAGGAGGTGGGTTCCCATTATTAGGTTTAGATTTATGGGAACACTCATATTATCTTAAATATAAAAATAAAAAAGACGATTATATTAAGAACTTTTGGTCTGTAGTAAATTGGTCATTTGTGAATGACTTATATAACAGTCAAAATAAAAAAACCTTAACTGAATCGGTGAGACCCAAGGAATTGCTGGTCGAGTCTGAAAGTTCGGGATGCTCATCGAGGGACGTGAAAGAAACCATCGATTTATTCAATAAAAACCCAAGGATAAAATGGTCCTATAGAAAGGCAATAGATGAAATCTTTAAAGAAATGTTTAAAGATTTTTGGAGAGAAAAACAAGGAGACCAACTATCAGGTATTTATGATTTTGAATATGAAGGTGTCGTAGAACCAGGAAGGTCAGTTCTAAATAAGATTAATACCAACGCAACGACTTTTTGTCTATTAATGAATGATATGAACAAGGTGTTAAAGTATTACGGTCACCAACCGATTAGTTTCAAAGGTAAAAACGAAAGTCAACAAATAAAAGAAGTCTATAGATTTATAGGTTATATAAGAAATTTTAAAACAAGATTATTTGGACACGCGTCAAAAACGTTAACGAATATGTATAAAACTGTTAATAGAAGACACAGACAAGGTGATAGAACGGAACAAAATTCTGTTAAACTTTTAAATAAGATTTTTGGTGACGGAAATGTAAAACAAGTTGGTGAGATGGGTAGTGTTGTCGATGCAATTGGTGGAGTTGATGCGGTGATAAGAACACCTGAAGGTGATAAAACCGCACAAATAAAACCATTTAAGTATTATAAGGAGGACGATGGTAAAATCATTATGTTTGATACGGGAGTTATAAAACCCTATAAAACCGATTGGTTAGTTTTCCATAATAACAAAAAGGGTGTGATGGTATTCGATAATAGTAATACTGAGATAATTGGGGGTAGGTACGTCTTTAATAAAGAGGATTTATATAATACTTAATATTTATAATAAAAAGGTATATGTCTGCAATAACTGAACCACAAAGAAGTAAACTATTTACTAGGATAAAACATCTACTAGGTGCACCTATAAGAGGTGTTGAGATAACCGATGAGATGATGGACTCACTATTAGAGTTGTCCATACAGGATTACGCTCAATATGTTAATGATTGGTTAATAGAATCACAATGGACCTCGTTATATGGTTTAAATTTAGATGAACAGTCATTAACTAGAGCATTTATTAGTCGAAGTTTAGACTGGGAAACTCAGTATACTTACGCATATTCTAAGATTGTGGGACTTCAAGCGGGGGGTGACTCCGTTTTGAAGAAAGATTATATTGATTTGGTTGCAGGACAACAGATTTATGAAATACCCAAAGGAAGAGAATTAAATGAACTTTTATGGTTTAGTCGAGCAGAATTAGACGCCGCTTATTTTGACCCATTTATGGGTGGATTTGGTGGTTTTGGTGGAGGAGGTTTAGGTGGTGGCGCTGGTTTTTCACAAATGGGTACTACAGGAAATTATTTTATAACTCCCGCTTTCGATATCTTATTAAGAATGCAGGATATTAACATTAAAAGAAGAATAATTTCGGGAGAGTTAACATATAGAGTTACCGCACTTCCTAATGGTAAAAAGGCAGTACACCTAATGAACGTACCTGGAGGTAAGTTTGATTTCGGGAACCTTGAAAACAATCAATACAAAGTATGGTATTGGTATTACGAAACCGATGATAGGGACTCATGTTTAGCGGAAAACCCTGATATTGTTAGACTTCCTTCAGATATTCCGATAGATGAAATGTTATGGGATGAATTAAATAGTCCGGCACAGACATGGGTAAGAAGGTGGTTCACGTCATACGTAAAAGAATCATTAGGTAGAGTTAGAGGAAAATACCAGGGAAATTTAAAAACGCCTGATTCGGAGATACAATTAGAATACGATTCGTTATTAACAGAATCTAAAGATGAAAAATCTAAATTAATTGAAGAATTAACACAGAGATTAGAAAGGTTAAGACCTGACAAAATGATGGAGAGACAGGCAAGTGAGGCTGAAAATTTAAATAAATCATTACAATATAGGGCATTCCCAAGACAGTTTTACTCTATCTAAAATGGCGATATTTAAATCAACACCAGTTACTAAAATTATTAATGGTATCACCATTAAAACATCAGAAGCAACTTTATTAAGTAATTCTAATTATAAAACTAACGGCGAAAGTGCGATTATTGTTAAAGACCTTAAGGCTTGTCAAATAGAATTAGATTCAAAAACTACCGAAAATATAACAATAAAAGCTCTTTGTGATGTATTAATAATTGCCGATTACTCTATAGATGATGAATATGACGAGATACAGTTAAACTCTGGTTCGTCTGTGGAATTGAGGTTTTTAAGAGACGGATGGTATATCATGTCATCTGATGGGATAAAGAACTCATAATCTCTTTATTTTTATTAACATAGTCTTTATTAACCAATTCAGTAGTACCATCTAAATACATATAGAAAGGGTCAATTCCAACGGAAGTCCAAAATCTTTGTTCGGAATCTGAAAGAGTTAATACCTCATCTAAAGTGTCTTGGTCACCGTCCTTTCTTGGAAATCCTCTTACTAGTTTTGTTTGGGTTTTAGTAAACAGGGGTTGATTCTCAGGGTCGTCAATCAGTATCTCATTTCTTATTTCAGTAGAAAAGACAACCAAAAGAGGTTCAATTCTTTTATTAAATGCTGCAATATATCTAGGGACGTTATATTCCCCCAACTTATCAGGGTTTTGTTCAATATCCTTCTCATTAACGTGGTAACAATTAATAACCACTTCGTCCTTTTTCTTTTGTACATCCCCGTGTGACTTACGAGTACCATTATTAACATAATATATTGTATCACCTAAACCTACGTTTAAATCATTAGACATCGCCAACTCCATGTGTGCTTGACGAGACATAAATGAGCCCGATTTAGTTCTTTTTGTTATGTGAATTTTATATTCGTCAATAGACTGTTTTACCCTCGCCTTATTTGCGATTTTTGAAATGGGTATTTCACGATTGAAAAGTTTACCTATATAATCGTAATAAGAATCTAAAAATTCTTGTCCTTTACCGTCCAACAACATAGTAAGACCTGAATCCAAAAACTCCGCAACATAAGTTTGAAGTCTTTTAGATTTAATGGTATTACCTGTTAACTTTACTTTTCCTTTATCTGTCAGAAGTGCGTAATTCTTACGAGCCACATTAATGGTTGCTGGCCACTGTCCGTCTGTGTCTAGACCCATCTCATCTCTCATAAATAAATCATTATATTCTGCAACATCAGCTTCAGAACCATTATACTCTTTACCTTCTTCCACTAGACCGTTAAGACCCTTTCCTACGTAGGTATGATTATCACGACCTTCGGGTACGGAAAAGTTAACACCATCAGTATCCATAACCAAAGGCTCGTACCCTCGGTTCATAAACCACATAATCATTTGTCTTAGGTATTGTCTACCCGTACATGTTATCTGTTCACCCATATCCATATCACCCCACGGAAATACATGTGGGGCAGACAGAGACCCGAAGAATGCGTTAATAAAAATTTTAATCGGAAGTTGTTTTCGATTATACTGTGAAGATAGTTTAGGGTCTGTAGTGTAGTGGTCCGCAGCTAACTTCTTATATTTAATACGAGTATCACGGAAGTACTTCAACATACTCTTCATAGCACCTGTAACATCACACTTAGGGAATACATCGTGTACGAGTTGAATAGAGGGGTATAGAGAAGAGTAATCTAGCTTAAGTACATCAGTGGAGTACCCGACCTGTAAAAGTCGTGAGAGACCCCCTGTAAACGACCTCTTTTCACCTTTCTTAGGTATTGCGAGTCCATGTTTATATGACCATGACATCATAATCATCTTCCACAACGTTGCGGTACCCATAGTAGATAGTCGTTCGTAGGTTGTAGGTACGAGCTTTGCGAGTAAAAAGTTAGCTTGATTAAACTCTTCATCAACCACCATAGTCTCCCATATATCATCATACAAATATCTCTCAACGATATACTCACCATTAACTTTTTCATAGTGACCGGGGAATTTTTCCATAAGACTTTCGGTACCTGGAGTACCCAACTCCTTATATCCGCCTGTTTTAGGGTTGAAGTAGTACTCTTTATTATCAAAATAAGTCTTGCCGATTTTATCTCCTTTGACGTATACTCGGTTTTCTTTCTCTGCCCCAATAAACTGAGTAATATATTTAAGACCCCAACTCTTAATGTCAGAATTAATCGCTTGAGCTCGTCTTACTGCGTGAGCAATATCTACGATATTATACCCCCACATCATTGTTTGGGTGTAGTCTTCCATCTCATTTGCAAGCTTCAACATCCCTTGTTTTTGTCTAAGTTTTTTTTCGGGATTTAAAGTTTTGGCAATCTTATCTATATCCATACCGAGGATTTCCGCTCTTGTTAATATAAATGGAAAATCGAAAAACGCGGAGTTATATCCACCCACGAGGGATGGTTTTAAATAATTGATTGTATTGAAGAAATCAATAATCATTTGTTTTTCTTCTTCTTCGTTTTGTGCTGATATGACTTTTTCAAACCCACGGTTATCTTTCATACCGATAAGGAAAATCTTATCATTTTTTGAGTCGAGACCTGTGGTCTCAATGTCAAATACAAAACGGTGAACCTCATCGTATTCGTCAAAACCTTTAAACAATCGTTTTTGTTTTTGACATAAGTACTGTTCAACAGGAGATAGTATTGCAATCGCATTCGTATTTTCTCTATCCCATGGGTCTAACCCACCCATTTTAAAAAAGTTTACTAAGTTGGAGTATGTTTTGGTCGTCTTAACCATGTACTTCAGACCTTGTTCCATTCTTTCATCCCCACGAGTGTCCAACTTTTCAATGATGATACCGTGTTTGGACATCGCTTCTTTCTGAGCATATTTAGAACCGCTATAAAAGTTCTTACCTTTCAAATCCCCCACCCAAGCAAAAGGGATAAAAGTTTCTGATTTAATTTGTTTTCCTTTTAGTGGGTCTTGAATGACTTTAAAAATCTTATTAGACCTGTAGTCGTATTCTAACGCTACAATATACTTTTCTTCATCCTCTCCGTGGAGGAATTGTTCAATTTCTTCTTGAGATACCATAATTTTAATTTTTACACTTGAGATATTATCCTCATATCGTAATGATATGATTACTCTTAGTATTGATTAAAGTATATGGATTTTTTAATGGAGAGTCAATTTATATTAATGAATAACTTTTCTCTGATTGGACATATTAAGTCCCCATCTTTTGTTGTGATTGTAAACTCACCTATAAATCTACCTGACTGATTAGTGTCTCTTAAAGACCATTTGTAGTATATGTAATACTCTTTTGGTGAGTCGGGGTTGTTTAATAATTTTTCGGTTATAAACGCATTGTTCATAATAATTTTTTGTGCCCCGTCCGATTCTCGTTTCATGGAAAATCTTATAGATGCATTAACTAAATCCTCATTAAATTTTTTATAATTGTCAGTTCTACCGTCATTCACTACTTCCATAGTAAGTATGGGTAATTCACTATTATTTTTAATAAAAAATTCCATTTAACAACCCGTTACTGTTATTTGCCCTGCGGACCCTTCAACACCATTATAACCATACCAGTAACCACCGTTGGTTCCTGCGGAACTAAAGTTTACAACTATTGTTGAAACGTATGCTCCATTATTATCGACACCATCAGACGACCCTAATGCGTCTGAACCATCGGGTTCAGATTCTGATGATATATTATATTGGTCAGCCATCCAAAACTGTGTTGTCGAGCCACTACTACATACGTGGAATTGGTACTCAACTCCACATTCTAACGTTAAATCAGGTTCAACCTCACCGTTAATGACCCATTGACCACTACCGTTTAATTGTACGTCATATCCCACAATACCACTACCTAGACCATCGTAATCACAAGTACCGTATAGTTGTATTGCCATACCCCCACCACACTCAGAAAGTGTGTAAATTGTTGTACCCGATTCTGAAGTGACCGCCATATACAATTCTTGACTTGCGAATGATGGTGGAACACAGTCGTCATTAAAACTTGATTGTGTATATGTAGTACATGTCGACCCGTCAGGTGACTGAATCTCAACACATGAACCAACGGTTGTTGGTAATCCCGATAAAGTAGGGATTGAAATCGGACAGTCTAATAACGTACTACCAAAACCAATGTCATTTATTGAACTGCAATTTATTAAATCGCAGATGCTCTGATATGCTCCTGACCCCACTGTGGGCATATAACCTAAGAATACGTTAACATCCTCCAACGGGTCACCGACAGAGATGGTGTCTATATTTACTTCCACACATGGTGGTGGTGAAGGTGTGGGTGTTACAGTAATACTTGGAGTTATAGTTGG